TCGTTCCAAGACTCGCCATCATGATTTGCGTTATCTAATAGGTGAGTTTGGGTGCATACCAATCCTTCACCTACGATCGCATCAACTGTTGCTTTGATTGCGGTGTTGTTAATGGCAGAGTTGTTAAATAAGTAAATAAGGTATTCTGGGAAGTCATTGTAGATACCATATTTTACAAATCCTTTTATAGACTGCTCAATAGGTAACCCATACTCGCTATCCTTTTTACTTATATTTTGAAACTTAAATTTTTCCATACACTAATAAATATATGTGTGTTAACCAATATACGTTGTATAAGCTCCGTTTTCGTTTGGGGATACGTATTGTGTAAACTCTGGAACGTCGCTACCTGAATTATATGCTCTTAAAGTTGTTAATAGGTCAAATGTTGTAGTACTCTTAGCTTCTTGCCATTGTGTATTAGCATCTTCCCAATCTATAGTAGTAGTATTCCAAACAAGTAAGGCTATATCTAACTCATACACATCAAATGTATAAAAACCTGATGCGGATGGCAAGCTTGAACCTGAGATTTGAGCAATAACCCAAGGTGTATTTGCTACATTTGATATTACATTACCATCAAAAGTAGAAGGATTTCTATCGTAGTCTTGTGAACCTGAGAATCTTACTTGGACCACACTCCCAGATATAGGACTATCTGGATAAAATGCTACGGTATTTGTAGTTTGTGATTTATTAAGTTGTAACATAATATAAACGTGTTTACACCAAGAAAGGGCTGGGTCTGGATAGACCACAACCCTTCTCAGGTATTATAAAGATACTATTAGGAAATTGTAATGTTTTCCATAAGAGCTAGCAATTCAGTCTCGCTAGAGGCTGAAATGAATGCTGCTGGATTTGGTTCTCTACCAGTGAAAGTTAAAGTGTAGCCGTTTCTATCACCGAACAATGTACCAGTTCCTCCTGCTGAAGTCAACAACTGCATTCCGTATTCTTCACCTACGTAAACGTATTGTGAACCTACACCTGCGTTGTTAGTCTCAACGATCATTCTGATTGTTGGGTTTTGAGCTAATACTTTGATTTGGTTGCGTAGCGAGGTCTGCATCTTGAAGAACACTGCGTTAACAGTTTGTTCATAAACTACAGTACCATTTTCTGGAGCAACAGTTACAGCCTCAGCGTAATCTGAGGTTTCGCGGAATAATTCGAATGTATAGAATACACTTCCTGCTGAACCAGTAATGCTGTTAATCAACCCTTCACTAGCGTCTGTTGTAGACGTTACAGAACCAGATAAGATGTAGATTTTCTTGATTGAGCCAACGTTATCGCGGCAACCTAGTGTAAATCCTGCTGTTATATCACATGCCATAATTATTTCTGGTTTTAATTGTTAATAGTTTGGTTTAAGGGGGTCTTTCAACCCCCTATCACCTTTGGGTTTGATTAGGCTTTGTCGTTAGAAACCCAGAACTCAGGGAATGCGATGTTCACACCTAACTTAGTAGAGATGCGGTGACGCAAAGTGTCTGTGTTAATATCATACCAAAGCTGGAACTCGCTAAAGTCGCTTAACAAGTCAGTACCTACAACGATCTGTTTGGCTGGGCCGAGAACGATACGGTCTGAACCTTGTAAACCTGCAGTACCTACTACCTTAACATTCTGGAATGGGTACATCATTTCTAACAAGCCACCACGGTTAGTGATAGACATTGGGTCGAAATAGAAGTTGTTAGCAGAACGAAGTGCAGTAACATACTTACGGAAGTTAGTTACGCTCATGAAGAAAGTCAAGTCGTCACGATCAGCTACGTCGCTAGAAAGAGCAGCAATAGCGGCATCCATTCTCTCAAGTGCAGTAGCAGCAGTGAATGAACCAGTGAAGTCAGTTGGAACTACAACACCTGAAGTAGAACCAGTGATGATAGTATTCAAACCACCTACGGCACAAGTACCACCGTATGATGATTGGCTACCAGAAACTTGCTGCCAAAGGAACAAGTCGTTTGCCTTCTGGAATTGGTTAACCAATAATTCAGAGTAAGCGTTAGTTAAAGCCCAAGTCTCGTTGTATGAACCACGATCGAGTGAGCTGATACCTAAGTATTTAGTGTCAAGGTCCTTCAAGCAAAGAGCGTCGAAAGAAGTACGTGGACATACTTGGATATTACGTTGAGTGAATGTAGCTGAACCTGAGGCTGAAGATACGCAAGTGCCGTTGTTCATGTACAAACTAACCTCAAAAAGGTTAATTGGCTCTAAGTACTTAACACCCTCTTGTACAGTTACGTATTCGATGGTTGAACCACCGTATACAAGCTTGAGCAATAACTCACCAGCAATTTGGTTGTTAAAGTCAGCTAATGCAGATACGTTTAATGACATAGTGTATTAGATTATTTTAGTTTTTGTGAGATTAGTTGTTTCATCATTTCATAGCGCTTCTTGTCAACGATTGCCTCGTTAGCAACTTCAGCACTCATTTTAGCCTTAGGAAGAGTTTTTTCAGCAGCTGGCTCAGCAGACATTTTTTCCATTTTGTCTTTCATGTAAGCCATCTCCTTCTTCATCTCATCCAACTGACCAGCTACTGCTTCAGCAATTGCTTTCACAATTTCTTCCTTATCCATGGCGGCTTCTTCAGTCTCCATCATTTCAGGTATAGCAGTAGATTCTTCAGCAACATCAGATTTATCTTCTTTTGTTACGTCAACTGGGAATTGCTCGGCAGGAAGTTCAGCCATTTCCTCTTTCTCTTCTTCCTTGGCGGTAGTGATTTCAGTTACCACAGACCCTTCAGTCTTGATTTCTGTACCATCTTCTAGTCTGTGGTAACCGTCTGGAGCATCCATTTCCTGATCCTCAGCAGTTACAACCTTGACTTTCATACCAAGTTCAAGCTTATCACCTTCGAAAACAATCTTAAATGCCTTGTTTTCGTCGTAGATTTCGCCCATTTTAGTTTCGGTTAGGTTGAAATATTCCTTTACGAGCTCTTTAAGTTGTTCTTGAGTCATAGGAATAGGGGGGTTTAAAGTTAAATTATTCATAAATTAACGACGATACATATCATCCGTCATAGAAAAAACAAAGTTATTACTGAGCACCTATTCCCGCGTCCTCTTCAGCTGATTTTCTAGCAGCTACAGTCAATCTATCTACACATATTTTGTAGGCAACTGGTCCTGAATAGGATGGGTTAATACCTTGTAATTCAAGCATACATTGCTCAATATCAGCAGGAGAGATTTCTGGTGTTTCTTCTGCCATTCTAACCTTCTTTAATTGGTTATAGCAAATAGCACTTGCTTGATCTTGTGGATACTCGTTTGATAATTCGCTAATACATCTTCCAATGTAAGCATCTCTATCTTCGCCTGGTGTACGTTGTGGAATTGGCATATTGTTTTATTTTTTATTTATCCTAGTTTTTCGCTAAAGTAGCCTTCAACACTGAAGCCTTTTACCTTACCTGTTTTGATGTACTTGTCCCAAATGTTCTTATCATCAATCTTGTACATAGTCATCCATGTACCTTCTACAGGTTTAAATCCGTATTTTAATGACTTATCCTTTTCTGGGTCTTCTACAATCCAAGATTCAACTAAGTAAGCACCGTCTACGAATTTTTCACCATCGTGTTCGATGTTTACTCTATCAATTACTTTATCTGCCATCATTTTGTAGGCAATTTTTTTAATTGAATCCTCAGTAAAGTAAACATAATATGGTTCACCCTCATCATCCTTTCTAACGATGAGTTTATTCGGTACCATTGCTGGACCGATTACCATTTGTTTTTCTTCAATAGCAGCAAACGCATATGATGCGTCACTAATCTCAATTGAACCTGTAGCTTCAGCTACGTAATCAGGTAATGCGGCTACTTCTAATTCAAAGTCCTCTGGGTCTAAAATACCAGCATTGATTAGTTCTTGTTTGATAATTTCTTCAAATATCTCAGCGTTAAATTTATTTTTAGGAACACAGTTAGGAACTAAACGTCCTCCTTTACGCTTTAAACCAATTGCTTCGTATCCTGATTGACAAGCATCTTCTAGTCCTTCAAATTCCTTTTTAACGAATTCTTCTCCTGCTTGACGTAATATTTTTTCAGTCCAAGGTAATGCTGCAGGACCACCCCACAATAAGTAGCTAATGTAACCGCAAGCATTATAATCTTTTCTATCGCGAGCTAATTCGTAATTGTCCTTTTGACGAATTAAAAATGCGCGCATTCTACGCACTGTCTCTAATGTAACAGGCTCTCTGTTGGCTAATTGTTGAGCACGCACTTTACCCACTTGAGTTGCGCATCTATTGCCAATTTCCTTATTGCGCTTAATACCTTGTTTAGCTGCTTCAACTGCTGCTTCTGGGTAATCGCTGTAAGTATCTTGGAAACGTTCGCGACTAAAGTAGTAAAAATCCTCTTGAATAGCAGGTGCTTCTACTAACGCCATAGCGTCTATACCTGATAGGATTGAGTTTTCGTCTAAGTCTAATCTTAAAATCTTCATATCAATAAATATATGTTATTATCCTGCTAATCTTCTACGGTTGTTAAGTGCTAAATTAGCTTGAACACCATTTTCTACATCTCCAGCTAATACGTAAGCTCTAATAGGCATTTGTGTTTCGCCTACACCAGCAACTCCTAATCTACCTCCACCTATACCTGGTAAGATACCTGTTGGGAAAGGAGCAGTAGGAGCAGCAGCACCACCTAAGTTAATTGAACCAAATGCTGCTCCACCACCTGGGATGTTATTAAATCCACCTCCACCACCACCACCTTCTAAAGTAGTAGCATTAATAGTTTGAATTGTTTTTGCTCCTAAAGCACCATAAGCAAGTGCTAAAGCAGTACCTGCAATAAAGTTAAATGGTGGAGGTAGGGTTGAGGTAGCATTATACCCGTTTAAAATAGATTCTGCTGTAGTAACTAATACTTGAGCAGTACGTAATTTCTTTTGTTTTTCAAGAGCATCCTTATTAATTTTATCAATAGCGGCTTGGTTACCTGCAGCTTGTTGTAATTGTAATTCTAAGCTTGCTTGGTTAATTTCTGCAATTGTACCTAAGAACTCAGATGTAATTCCAATAGTATCTTTAGCTACTTGTAGAGTATATTGTCTACGAATCTTAGCTTTATCCTTTTCGTATTCTTCTGTTAATCGCTTTTTAGCTTCCTCATTATCAGCAAATAATGCTAAGTCATCCTTATACTGTTGTTCTCTATCAAATAATTGTTGTTTGAGTTCAGTATTTAGTTCACCACGTAATCTCTTAAGGATAGTTAATTGTTCCTCAGATAAAAACTTAATACTATCCTCAAATTCATTAAAGTCAATTTCTTCGAGTGCTAATCCAATGCTCTCAATTGTAACAGCTAAGTCCTGTAAGTTAGTGACATTAAGTGCTCCTCCTACTCGCTTTAAGGTTATAACAACATCACCTAGTTCCTTTTTAAGATCACTATATTGTCCAACCCATACTTCTGTCCATTCCCACCAAGGTCTATCTTTGTAAATAAGGGCATCAACTAGTTCCTCACCTTCTTGTTTAATTAACTGAATAACACCTTCACGTTCTAATCTCTCATTACGTAATTGTGTATTCTTATCAGCTTGTGTTTTAGCATCAGCTGCTGCTTTACTTCTAGCTTCTTTACGTGTTTTTTCTAACTCAGCCTCTGCTACTTGTAGATCCACTGTAGCATTATTTAATTCTTTTTGAGCATCTTTTGTTGCTTGAGATGCTGAGGTTAATTTTAATAAAGAATCTTCAATTTGTGATTGAGATAAAGCTTGTAATGCTCTAGCTTTTCTATTTTTAGCTATTTGAAGTGTTTCTTCAGCTAATTGAACGTTTGAAGCTCCTCTAGCACGTAATAATTTTAATGCTGCATCTTCTTCTGTACGCATTGCTGTCTCGTTTTCTTTACGAGCATCAGTATTTTTTTCTTCTGCGTCAGTATTTTTTCCTAAAATGCCTGTTAAACCTATTATAGCAGCACCTACACCTAAAATAATAGAAGCAATAGCAATATATGGGTTAGCTTTAGCAACAACATTTAAAATACGTTGTGCTATAGTTAATTTACCTGTAGCTAATGTTAAAGCTTCAGTTCCAGCAGCATTAGTAAATAATACTCCTGTATTAGTTGTATATTGAGTAGTATTAGCTATAAGAGAAGCTGTATTAGCTCCTTTAGATGTAGTGTTAACTCCTGTAGCATTTGATTCAGCAGCAATAGCTGTAGTAGCATTACTTAGTGCTAATGTTACACCACCTGCTGCATCTGCGTTAGCTGCTAAGGCTATAGTATTTTTTAATTCACTTTCAGTGGCTAATATAGTTAACTCTTGGTTTATTTTAGATACCTCAGTTAAATCTTTTAAACCAGTAATAGCTTGTTGAGCACCTGTTCCTAACGCTAAAACTGAAGTGGCTGCCCTTTGAAATGAGGATACTTGATCTTCATCTAAACCAAATACTCCTAATGAACCTACAACAGTAGAAAGTGTACCTGTAAGTAAACTAACAGTACCTCCAAATGATTTAATAATACCATCAGTAGCCTTAATTCTAGTTTCAAGTTCTTTACCAAATGCTTTTTGAGATTCTAACTCAGTTTTCTTTAAAGTAACATTATAATCTAAAGTTTCTTTATCTAGCTTAACTGTAGCTTGAGTTAAATCCTCAGTAGCTTTGACAGCTAACTTGGTATCACCTACAATAACATATTTATATTCTTGAGCCATATTAATAAATAGTGTTTAGTAAAGAGAATTCCATGTACTACCATCCCAGAAGTAAGGCTTAGCAGGTACACTACCTGATACAGCAAATGAACCTGTTGGAACACCTGTTGGTAAAGG